GCTAGGGATATAGAAGAAAGCTCAGATCGAAAGCTCACTAATCGTCAAAGAGAGTTTGCTCGACACTATGTGGAAGGCATCTACTCAAATGCCGAGTGCGCTCGAAAAGCTGGATATTCTCCAAAGGTCGCCAATCGTTCGGCTCATGTTTTATTGTCAGGTGATAAATATCCACACGTTGTTGAATACATCACCGAGTTACGGCAAGAAAGAGAAAGACGATTTGGAGTAACAATAACTGGTCAGTTAAAAAGACTTCAAGAGTTGTCCCAAGGGGCAGAAGAGGTTGGGCAATTTTCTGCCGCCATCAACGCAGAAAAGATAAGGTCGGCTTTGGGTGGTCTCACAGTGGACAGAAGAGAAAATGTGCATTCGTTAGATGAGATGACAAGAGAAGACATTGCATCTCGATTGGCTCAACTTCGTAAGCAATATCCTCAAGCATTTATTGAAGCTGAATATTCAGAGGTAAAAGATGTCAACTCCAGAAGCCAACTTTTGGAACACGATCAGAAAAAATCTACCACCTAAGGCATTCGCCACACGCATAGAAAACAGACATGGTGGTGGAGTTCCTGACTGTCATATAGTTTGGAATGGTCTAGCTTTCTGGATGGAAATAAAAGTGACAAAAACTGATATCGTTAAATTGTCCCCCCATCAAATCTCTTGGAATACTGTATATTCTCGCAGAGGTGGCATCAATTTTATCTTAGTTAAGCGTACCTCTGATCGTGATGTATTTTTATTTGGAGGTGGACAGTCGGTCGATGTTGCTCGGGATGGTCTTCGGGTCGATCCCTTGTTTCGGGGCAATCGGGTCGGGGATATATTTCCCTTTATTCGGGACTACTGTACCATGAACCATTAACATATAACATTAACAATTCGGGTTCGGGTCTTTCGGGAAAATCCGGCACGGCAGCCATGCACCTTTGATACATTAACCTTAACATTATAACTATTACCCTATAACCAAGAACACCTGACCAAGTCGCCCTGGCCAGGTGTCATACCTTGTAGTAAAAATGTCAATAACTACTGCAAGGATTCCATATGTTCTTCGTCTATTTTTTCTAAAACTACGTCATCGTAACCTTGCTCAATCCATTTGTCATAATGTTCTTTTGCTCTTTTGTAATCAGTGTAGTAGTCATCTACACCACCAACCCAAACTATATATTTCCATTTATCCATTTTATTTTCCTTTCTAGTGTTGAATGATTGCGATTGATTTTTGTGAATTGCTAGAAGTACCGGAACATAATTTACACTTTGCACAAGTAGACTTTCTTCCAGCTTCTTTAGACGCTGGGCAAAGTATCTCGTTATTTTGGATTTCATCTAAATTTTGAATTACTCGGAAAGTCCTAATATTATCGCTCCAAAACTTTTTTGCATGCTCGAGGCTATCAGCTGAACCCATAAAGATTTTTTTATCAATTGGTATGATATCGTTTTGGTGGCTGTAGGCTGTATGTCCGATTGCTTCCTTTAATAACTGTTTCCAAACATAACTCGGAACAGCGGCCGGATCCCCATATGTACCTAATCGTACCATGCGACCACGCCCCAATTCTGAAATGTTATTGGTTTTTGGATACCGTCCTTTTTGGTATGCTTTCCAAACTATTAAAGCACCTTGATCAATTCTTACATAGCAAGTTCTTTTTTCGGCAAGCTTCCTTTTTGGATCCATTGTGGGAATACCCTTTAACGGGCAATTGCCACAAATCGAAAAGTCTTGGCCGTTTTTGTTAGCGTCTCGAGGATCGATATTCTGGCACAAAATATAAGTTTGAACCATTAAACCGGTTTTGGTGTTTTTGTCTGAGTAAGTAGCTATTGCCACAATTGGTTGACCGTCTATTAAACTTGGTCCTTCATATAAAATTGCTTTGTCTAATTGTTTCATGATTAATTTTCCTAGTAGTTATTGACTATTAAATTCTACTACTAATTAATAAAAACCACAAGTAAAAAGTGTCCAGGACACGCTCGGGTATCGCTCCTGGATTTTCGGTTTCGGGTTTCGGGCTTCGGGACTCTTTAAAAACTGGTCGACCGGTTTTTATATTATATAAACACTAACATATAATATAAATGTAAGATTGCAGCTTAAATGAAAAGGGGCGATTGCTCGCCCCCCTTGTTGATTAATCTTTATCGATCTTTATTGTGAATGTTTTTCGAGACTTGTTTTTACTAACAACCTTTATTCTTTTATGTAAAGGCGTGTTAACAAATTTCATAACTTGTTCAAGATCATCTAAACAATGCCAAAAATCATATTGAAATATCTTATGAATTTCGTCTCTAGTATAGTCTACAGTAATATAATATCTGAATGAGTTAAGGTCTGGAGACTCTCTCTTTTCTATGTCCCTATGATGAATGAATATTTGATACCCATTATATAACCATGAGGGACATGCATCATTATTATAGCTAACATCTTCCCATTCTTTAGGAATTTCAATGTCTTCTATGCATGCATCAAAATAATATTCCATTACTCGTCCACCCTAAATAAAATGGCACTAGCTACAAGTAACCAGAAACCGATTGAAGTTAAACCTATGGCAAGGCCAGTTGAATAGTTGTCGTCCATGTCATAAGCTCCCATAGTTCCTAGCACTAGGATAAATCCTAGTACCAGAAACAAGTATTTAAAAAACGTCTTCATTAACGTAAATCCTTGAAGATATTCCTAACGTAAGAATATGCATCTTTTGGCTTTACGTTGAAAGTAGTAGGTACAATCTGGAAGAGTTTAGGAAATCTTTTAGCGACAATACCTTGCAATGTCTTCCTTGCGTCTTCTGTAATTTTTAACTTGGCTTTTAAATCCTTTTCATAAGCCATTAAGTTATCATAGTAAACAAGTGTATCATCTTTAGATAATTTCCTTGTGTCCTTAATCTGATCATCGATCTTTTGTAAGTTTACTAACATGATGTTCTTCTCCTATTTGTTATCATCATAGAATGATGATAATCTCTAAACGTGTAAAGGTCAAGCCCTCCTGGAATTAAAATGTAGAATAAAACAATTTATTTACACTAATACACTTTTTACTTGACTGTTGCATGTTTGCAACAGGGTAACTTGGGGCAATCGGATCGGGCTGGTGTCAAATTGTTGACCCCCTCCCCCCTTGACAACGGGGTGGCCTGGCACTGCCCACCCTCCCACCCTAGTTATATAAATTCATTGCCAGATAATTTTATTCATGGTAAGGTGTCCGTGTTTTTATGGAGGTTCAAGAAATGATGAAGAAGAAAAAAGGTTACAGGCTCGGTGGCAAGATGAAACCGAAGGGCATGGCCATGGGCGGTCGTATGAAGACCAAAGGTATGGCGAAAGGTGGCAAGGCGAAAGCTATGACACTGGCACAGATCCGTGCAGCGGCAACCAAGAAGGGCTACAAGTTAGTCAAAAAATAGATTGCCTTATTTACAAAGTAACATCCCGCACTTCAAGTGCTGGGTGCGGAGAGAGTATACGTGTAACCATCAGGATTACCATGGAGAGTTCCTCCATGCCATGGCAATCGCTGTTACAACTATGCCGAGCCGTTGTCTGAGCTTCCAGCTTATATTTACAGGTTGCGAGACAGATGACACAAATGAACCAAATGTCCACGGAGGAGCGATGTGGGCACGAATGCCTATAACGGCCTTGGTTGGTGATACCCCTTTTGAAGAGTGGCCAGATCCGATGTTAACGCACCAAGTTCAGCCTTGGGATTGTTCTTCGTATACGCATGCGGTGTATGTGTTGGAGAGGGCGACCCCGTGTCCGTGGTTAGCGAAAATAGATGGGGAGTTATTTCCGGCAAAGTACTATTTTACGGTGGACTATTCTGAGAGTGAGATAGCGGATGATCCGGCACAGCACAAGCAGAGTCATGTTATGGAGTTGTTGGACGCTGGTCCTTGGACCGGGAACATCGTGGCGTTGCCAAATAACCGTGTGAGAGTTACGCATCCTGCCTGGTTTGAGACGGGCGAGGGGGCACCTGACTTTAAGCCTTCGCAACATATTCATTATTCTAAATCGGATTTGGATTATACTTTGGACGTGAATCAGATTTTCGATAATTTGTATGCGAAAGACGAAAAATAGGTTTTGTGTTGTAAAATTTTGGTTTTCATGTCATAAAAAATTATATCAATTCTAATTTCATTCGGAAGTGAGGGTATAATGTTTACAAGAAGAGGTGGAGCTGGCCGTTTTGGCGATCCAAAGGGAGGCGGGGGGCCAACTGTTAAGCCAAAAAGTTTTGTTAGTGAGCCGTCTCAGAACTTAAGTGTGTTTGAGCCTATACCCATGGCTACAAGTGGAAACGTAGCTAAAGTTGTTTCTTCTTTAGGGGCATCACAACCGAAAAATATGTCGGCTGGGGTGGATATTCCAAATGTAAATAAGCAAAAAACTTTTTTTAATCAAGCAGATCCTGTCTCTATGGATACGATGGTTGACGTAGGGGGAGGTCAACAGAAAACACAGTACAGAAACCTCACTGATCTTATGAAGATGAACATGGACAGCCTATCTGGTAAGATAAGGATTCGTGATGATAGGTTCCCTGATCGTAAGGCATTTGTTCCACCTGGTTATGATAGTGACATGATTCCGTTTGCTGTGAAGATCTCTGCTGCTAGGTTAGATATGGATCCAAAAGAGTATATGAACATGAGCATTATGGACAGAGTCAAGAACTTTGGCACAGAAGCGAGATCCATGAGCCAAGAACTAACGACAGGTGTGGGACAGGCTATTGATGCCGGTAAGCAACTTGTTAGCAACTTACCTATGATGTCACTGTTAAGTGGATTTTTGGGAAGTGGTGGAGGAGAACAGCAAACAACAACAGGTAATATAGTTAATACAGATAATACAGGTATAATGTCTAATGTCACTTTTCCTCCAGAACGACCTGAGAGTTCAAGTTTAATTCAGACAGAAGATGCTAGACCCATAAGTTTTACAGGTCAGTATGGAGGACGTGGGCTTGAAAATATCTTGAGTGAACTTGGATTAAGCTCTGAGGCAGAATACAGGCATTATTTAACCTTGTCTCCAGAGGCTCAAAAACAATTTTTGAGAATGAATCCAGAAATGCGAAAAGGTTATATGTCTAAAATATAATGAATCTTGAAACAGTACCTGAGGAAGCTCTTCGAGAAATACTAGCACTTAAACAGGCGCAGATAAAGCTGGGT